GAGCAGGGAACAGGATTAACTGGTCTACAAACTCATCCCAATCTTCTTCCGAATTTAACACAATTCTGCCATGCTCGAACCTACCTTGTAAAGCCCAGATGATTCTGTCTGCTTTTTTTCTATTCCCATGGGTCAAATCCACGATGTGAGCATAGGTGTTGTTCTTTCGCATCAAGTCCGACAAGTAGGGCAAAACAGCGTTCTTTAATGCCCCCCTCTCTATCCCCACACTTAAAGGGCGGTAGTCCCGAATGGCAATCAGTATCTTAGAGGCGGTCTCTCGGATGTCCCAACGTCCATGTTCAATCTTCTCAACAAACCACTTCCCATCGTCTGTCACCTTAACGATTGAGATAGCAGACTCGTCCAGACGCTTCTTAGCATTGGCTGCTTGTTTGGCAACTTCCTCGAATCCTGCAAGGTCAACAGCAATGTAATAGCTTCCATGTTCAGGTTTTACCCCGTATTTAATCCACTCTTCCTTGAAGATGTCAGAACCCGCATTGGTAAAAGAAGCCATAAACTCTTGCTTGAAAGCGAAAGAACTTAGGGTCTTTTTAGCGGAATCTATCTCTGCTTGGTCAATCAAGGGGTTATCAGCAGTGGTGAAGTGCCAACTCTTCCAATCAGGGTCATCCTCTGACTCTCCTAGTTTGAAAGTGTCATAGAACCAATTTCTTCCCTTTGGAGTGCCAATAAACAATGCTCTCCCTCGTTTATCAGATAGAGAGGCTCGAATGACCTGTTCCCATGCTTCAGGTTTGATGTCGGCAACCTCATCGAGAACGGCATAGGTCAATGAGACTCCACGAAGGGTATCAGGTCTATCCGCACCACGAACGTATATCCTAGCCCCGTTTATCAGGGTAATGTCTAGGTTGTTCACATGAGAAGACTGAATAACCTCTCTACCAAGGTCTAGCAGTAAGTCCCAAATAATCTGTCTTGATTGTCCCATAGTGGGACTAACGTAGAGAACCGCAGAGCCTTGTGGACACTTGAGTCCCTCTATCAGTAGGGTAACTGCTGCCATACGTGACTTACCGCACCTACGCCCAGCAGCCACAACCTTGAACCTTGTTTGGTCTTTGAAGACTTCTTGTTGCCAGGGTAAAAGACTAAAGTTCAGATCAGCCATATTTAGCCTCTACGTCTTCTGCATCAGGATTAGCTTCTACTACCATTGGCTCTTGTCCTAAACCAGTGATATTGATGGTTACAGCACTTCTCTGACTCTTATCCTTTTCAAACAAAGAAACAGGAAGAGTCCTATCAAGACACATCTTTAAAGCTACCAATTGATGGGGATGCTCATCATTAAGGGCTATCTCAATAACCTTCTGAGCCACATCCTTACCCCCACTCCTAATCATCAGCTCTTTAAGCTCTTTGAGACGTTGATGGTCTGTCTTAGGTAGTACTAGGGGTGGATTGTCAGCAAACCTCTGTATGGTCATCTTGACGCTTCCCTTTGGTCTTCCTCTTCCTCTTTTTTCCATTTTCTCCTCCTTGGAATGGACTTTCATTTTAGCTTTTTCTGAGGGTGGGATGCTCCACAAATATCTACACACCCAACCTACCCCTCCCCCCCCATACACCTAGGGTTTACCCTCATGTCTTTTTATACAGTACTGTCCAGGCATACAGATCAGGGTTTTCCCTACTGTACAAATAACCAGGTAAGCTGCAGATGCGAATGATTCTCATTAACGTTTCATACAAGTGGGAAAGAGTGATGCACCTTTTTGGTGTTACTTGAATCTTATTGAGAACTATTCGCATTCCCTCTACTTATCCTTACCTTAGTGTTTACCCTACCATTGAATCCTCTGTTTGGGGTTGTTGTTTATTCCCGACATAGTTAGTAACTAACCCTACTCTCTCAAATGGTTCGTCTATCCTATAACCCAATGAATGCAAATGTTGGTAGAGGGCTAATAGATTCTCGAAACCTTGGGAAATATTCCCTTGTCCTACTGTTAACAGGATTTGACGTTTGGGGTTGTCTAGTTTTCGTCTAAATTGGATTGTGTCAATCTTGGGAGGTCTAGACATTGTTAAACCTTAAAAAGAATTAAATTAAATTAATTGTACTTTATTAGGGTAAACACCTATAGTTTTTTTCTTTTTAGTTGCTATTCTATTGATGTGTTCAATCCGAACACCCAACTAAATAGGTGTAAAAATGCGTTGTTCTTACAAATATGAATTCCCAGACTTTGACTATGACATCCCACAATTACCCGATGGTTTTGTAGATGTCTCTTGGCACAATGACGTTTGCCCATCCTTTTCTTGTGATCTGAACGAAAAACAAGAGATGGTTCTTTGGGTGAACTATGCAGACGAAAATAGACGTGAGTGTGGCGGTCTACAGTTTGCCCTTATCGTCAAAGATAAAGACAATGATTGTGACCCTCTTGGTTTTGCTTCTGAATTAGAAACGAATTCTTGGGATGACATCCTAGAAAAAATCAAATTTCTCACACAAAAGGTGAAAGTATGAACGACAACCACAAAGACATTCTTACCGCTATTTTGGTTGGTCTAACCCTCTGTGTTGGGTTGTTGGCTTATTTTGACGTTTTGGTCAAATAGTTTTGCTGCATAGGGTTATCCCTAGTTCACCAGGTGTTCGCAAATCACTAAAATTGCATTCTCAAATCAACTTAACAGGTGTCAACATGAAACTCTCAAAGATCATTTCCCAAATTGCATTAGGTGAAACCTACAATGAAATGGCATTGTTGAAATGCTTACGAATGAAGCTTATTTTGCGTAATGAATATTTTGATGTCATTCAACGCTATCTGGCGGGAAATACAAAACCAATGGATCATATTTTATTGCAAGATATTTCAGTATGCTTGCACAAAATTGGTTCTTAATTTTATAGGTGTCAACATGAAATCATATACAAATCAAGAGATCAACGATTTAGCGGGTTCTGCCCTTGATGTTGCTTGTTCATTCATTCAAGAACAATTGAATGTGGAAACGGGAGATTTAGCGGGTTTGTTCTTTTCAGGCAACCGAAAAGAGATCATTGAATCTATCTTTGAAGCTTATATTAGAAGCGAGATAGGGGCAAAAAATGAAACTTGAGACAATCTCACTTTGTGGTGGGTTCAATGGTCTATATATGCCACACCCATTAGGTCGGGAGAAATTTGGCTATTTTTTGATTACCGATTCAATGGGTGAACAACCTCCAATTGTTGGTCAAAAATGTGCCATAGGTTGGTATACGGACGATGCCCAATTCTTGGGTTATCTAGACGTTGACAAATGGATTCAACTGTAATTTTTTAACTTTTTAATAGGTGTCAATATGCGAAATCCTTACAAAATGCTTCTCCAAAATGAGGGCTTACCTTACAAAACCCTCTTGGGTACTGCATCCACAAAAACAGTGAAAGGGGAAAAGCTTGGGTTTTTAACCGCTATCCTCTATCTAACACCCGATGAAAATCTATGCCCTTTGGCTAAATTAGCGGGTTGCATGGATGGCTGCCTGTACTCATCGGGTAGGGGCGCATTTAATTCGGTTCAGTTGGCTAGACAAGCCAAAACAGATTTTTGGTATAACAACCAAAGGGCTTTTTTACTTTCCCTTTGTGCAGATATTTGGCGTCTGCACTATACGTCTGCCCGAAATAATGACCAAAAGCTTTTGGTACGTTTAAATGGCACTAGTGACATCCCTTGGGAGAATTTCCCAATTTTGTTTGATGGTGATGTTGATGGAATCGGTAGAACGATTTTTCAATTATTTCCCGATGTCCAATTCTATGACTATACAAAACATCCCTCAAGAAATTTACAGGGCAAAACGTATGGAAATTATGATTTGACCTATTCATTCTCTAGCATTACCCCAAAACCGATTTCAATTAAGGGGTTGACCAACAAAAACAATTCAAGGGTTGCGGTTGTGTTCCAAAGAAAAGAGGACATTCCCACAAGCTTTAGGGCTTGGGATGTTATCGATGGGGATGACACCGATGTTAGACACATTGAACCCAAAAACGTAGTTGTTGCCCTTTATGCCAAAGGTAAGGCTAAAAAGGATCAATCGGGTTTTGTTCAAATTAAAGGTGTTCACTATGCATAAGCAAATATTTTATAAAGCTATATTTGATTCTAGACGTTTTCATTTTGAAGCTTATGCTATTAATGAAACATTAGCCAAAGAACACCTTAAATTAGGATTAAATAATCACGCTAAAGATTATCAAATGCCCCTTGATTGGTGGCATGAATATGGAGGGGATATTTATGTTGTTGAAATTGAAATCGGTAGACCTGATTTTAATTCATGCTATCGGGATAATCATTTAATATCGGAGAGAAAATGACACAAGTAGACACACTCATACAATGTTTAGTTTTGGCTATAACCGCACCAACTGATGAAAAAGCAACCCAAGCAAGCCAACTTGCAGAACAAATAGCCCAAGGGTTGACCAAAAAACAGGTTAACCAATGCAAGAAAAAAGCCCTTGAAATATTGGAGGAAGCATGATCTATGCTTGTCTAGCCCTAATCCTCCGAATACTTAGCGGTAAACGCTAAACCCAAAGCCCTCTACGGAGGGTTTTTTTACGTCTGGCATAGTTGGTATGGACAAGCCCTTAAAAACGCCTAGAACGGGCTTTTAGTGCCTTTGGTGGGCATTTCCTCGCACAATCTCCGAATGGTCTCGTTGAGTGCGTCTATTTCATCCATTTTATTGATAGCCCAAGCACGTTTTTGCCCATGCCATCCCATTACTGGATTGCGATGGCAATCTACACATAAAGCGATGCAAGTATATTGAAGCCCTTGTTTGTAATGGTGGGCTTCGCTTGGCCCTTGTGCCTCACATACTGAACATGGGAGACTTTTAACCCTTGCTAGGTGCAATCTCTCTTTTGCGTTCAGTTTGTTGTTCAAGTTGTTGCCTTCATTTCCATGCGGGCTGAATATTGGTTTGTTCGCCACACCTCAATTCTTGCTTCTGCCGCCCTCATTAAGAACCGATATTCCTCCTCAAGGGTCACTGCCTCTCTAATGCCCTCTAATATCCCAACATAGTCAGCGTGGGCATAGGCGTAAACCTCTTGTTTACCTAAAACCTCAGTTCCAGCTTGACTCATAAGTTGGGCTTTTCTGCTTTTCCTGAATTCCTCAAGATACATTCGGTCGGCTTTGGCTTTGGCATACAGTGGGGCAGTATCGATTAAATATTGAATGGCCTTAGTTGGTTCGTTCATGCTTGTCCCCTTGCTCGGATGGCTTTTATTGCAGTTGACTCAGGGTCATCCATATCCCATCCAATCTGTTCTTCGATCGCTTTAACACACGCCTCACGCTCGGCAGAAGCGACAAGGGTGGCAAAGCGTTCAAGATGTGATGTGCTGATTTGTTTTGGGTTTTTAGAATCTGGATCATCCTCGACAGTCCAACTGTCGCAGTAAAGACGCATTCCAGCCTCTAGCCCCATGCGAATAATGGCTTCTCTATTCATGGGTTGCTCCTTGCTCGGATAGCCCCTGCACATTCAGCGGGTTGCATACCAACATCACGCGCCTGAAACGCATCACACACCTTGGCACACGCCTCACGCTCATGCTCTGCTACCAGTTTGGCAAAGGCTTGTAATTGCTCGGTGTAAAAAGAGTAAATGTATTCACCACTTGGGTGAACACCAAAGGCGGCAGTTTCTTTTGCCATCTTTTCCAGTTCATCTAGCTTCATACATCCTCCAGCTTGTAGTTCAGTTTGTGGTGCTGAAAACGCATTGCAGCTTCACACTCCAACTCTTTGAAAGATTCGTCACTCAGCAAACCGATACAGTTGCGACCCTCAAACCACACTTCCCGCACAGACTCATTAAAGGTTGTGTCAAGGTCTTGCTCGTATTCGTAAACGACTGTTACGACCTCGCTACCCGCACCCACAGTGGTATCAAATTCCCATGTATTCATAATATTCACCCTTGTTAAAACCTTTAATTTACTCTTGTTTGTTTCTTTTTCTATTGGGACTTACCCTTAGATAAGCTCTTCTTTCACCATTACTTCAACCATGCCAACAGTCCCGTAGACCTTCGTAGAATGAAGTGAAACAATCTGACTGTCATCAACAAAAACAACCCCGTTCATCCCATCAAATACCGCTTTGCAGAAGTTATCTATGTCACTTTTCTTTGTTGGGCGTTCCTCTCCTGATAAACAGGCTTGGGTTCTCTTTTTACTGTAACTGGCGGGAATCGGTAGGGTTATGTAGATGTACGCTCCCACAGGGGTTTCTAAGGGTTCGCTACTGCCCATTGCTATTTGTGCTGCCTCGCTGACCTTAGTTTCATAGTCAACAGTAGTCTTGGGACTGTAAGTTGACACGAATTTGCCCCTTCTAGCAAACCTTGGTCTGCCTTTAGGTACTGGTGTTCCTTCCACCATAAAAGTCACCATAAATGTCATTTGATTATGTTCTCGACTTTCTGTATCTTTTGTCCGATCCAATTCATAACAGGGACTGCCATGCTGTTACCCAATGATTTGTATCTTGGGCCATCAGGGGTTGCTCTACCTTTGGGCTTGATATCGGTGTAATGGTCTGGAAAGCCCTGTAATCTCTCGCACTCAGTTACTGTTAGTCTTCTGACGGCAACCTGTTGAGAAACAAAAGTTTGAGCATGATGGGATTGTGGGCTTGGTTGCAAGGCTTTAAGAGCATTTGCGACTTGTAATTCTGTGGCACTAAAAGTGTTTGCTTTGGCATCTTCTCGGATGGAATAAGCCGACAAATATTCTATTGATTGCACTATTGCAGGAGGATGAGCTCCTGCTGCAAGTGGATGGCATGGATCACCTGATTTTGGATTATTTCCATTTTGTGGACTTGTAATTTGAGTAGTATCAAATGGGATTGGTTGAGCAATTAAACGTCCTGTATAAGCATCCTGACCGCTATAACCGCCAGGGTGACTGTCTGCACATAAAGCACCAACTGTCTCCTGAATTGTCTGTGAAACCATTGGAGCATTACCGCCACCAGTTCCCCATCGTGAGGTTACTGTTGAGCAAACACCCTCCAACTCTTTAACCCTGCTGTCAGCGGGATGGTTTTCATAAACTCTTTGGGTTACGCACTCTTCGTGGTTGTTACGACTGATTCCAAAGCGTGCTGCAATTGTTCCGGCAACTTCTTGCCCCTTTTCTCTGCGCGGCGCAGGATTCCCGCACAGGCTTTCTCGCTCAAAAAGTACCGCTGTGGCAGGTCGCCAATCTCCAAGATATCCGACAACAAACACACGTTTGCGTCTTTGGGCCACTCCGAAGTACTGAGCGTCAAGCACCCTGTATGCGAACCCATACCCGCAGATTGCCAACCCTCCGAGGAAGCTACCAAAGTCCCGTCCATCAGCGGAGGACAAAACGCCGGGGACATTCTCCCAGACCAACCAACGGGGGCGATATTGTTTAGCAATGGCAAGATAGGTAAGCATGAGGTTACCACGAGGGTCATCCAATCCTTTTCTGAGTCCTGCGACTGAGAATGATTGACAGGGAGTTCCTCCAACGAAAACATCGATATTTGATTCAATTTGCCACTCCTTAAATTTTGTCATGTCGCCCAAGTTGGGGACTGTTGGATAGTGATGTTTCAATACTTGGCTCGGAAAAGACTCAATCTCTGAGAAGCCAACAGGATTCCAACCTAGAGGATGCCAAGCAACTGTTGCTGCCTCTATCCCACTACATACCGATAAATAGTTCATTCAATTTGTCCATCTTCCATTTGACGCATATAAAACCTGACTCGATCCCTCGCTCCTGATCCGTAGACCTTTTCGCAACGCTCAAGCCTGGCACGAACAAAATCGTTATCTCTGTTTGATTGCCAAGTTCGGTATATCTCCCTTGCTTCGGCTTTCTCTAGAACAACTCTGTCTCCTGCATTAGATATATTTTTTCTACTGTATGCCATAGGTGTATACCCTACTCATCTAAGTCACCAGTTAGGATTAACGCTTCAGTAATGAGACGTACGGGATAAGGTACGCCTTCCTTAACTCTGTCTAGCAGTCTCATGGCTTCAAAATAGTTCATGCTTTTTTCCTCAACTCAGCCATTTTCGCCAACACTTCTAGCGGAATAGGTGCGGCTTTTTTCGCATCTTCTGCAATCTTCAGCAAAGCAGGGTCAGGCTCATTTGATGGCGCAACAGTGAGCCTTACTTTGTCAGCAGGGTTAGGTTTAACAATCCACTCTGCTTTTAAACCTTGGCTGCCACGACTACACCATTCAGCCAAAAACTTCTCCAAAGGCCAACCAAGTATCTTTGCTTCAGCAATTGCACCATTCAAAACAGTTTGGGTAATCGGTGCTTTTTTGCTTTTACGCAAGGCTACCCAATCACCCCAAACTTGTTGAGAAACATCTGGTGGGCAAGCAACGCTAGTTGCGCTCTCTCTCTTTGGTTTATGGTTTATGGTTATTGGTTCTTGGTTAGGGTTATGTTTGGAAACCACTTGGGTTTCTTCTTGGTTAGCGTCTGGGTTTGATTTAGGTCTACCGCCAAGTTTACCAACCTCACGATTCCTCTCAGCCTTTGCCTGATAAGCCGCAATAGTTTCATCGCATCGTTTGTGAAACCAACAATTATTTTCCATGTCAAACATGAAGAATTCTTCGAGAACTGTCTGAACAGCATTGATCTGATTAGACATCCTTATGCGTCTGGAAACCTCGTGGGTTTGGTTTGGGATAGGTTTTTCGCTTGTGTAATACAAGTCTAACAATCGTCTAAATGCCAAATCTTCATAGTTTGACAAGTGAGCCGTGTCGTGAATGTAGTCACTCACATGAAAGGAGTAGTAGTGCATAAATTTTCCGCTTTTTAAACACCCTTAGAAAGAAACTGCGGCAGGAGAAGGGATAACTCTTTTCGATAGGGAGATCAAGCCCTATCTAGCCGTGTTTCAAAACATTGTATCAAATAAATTGATTGTTGGTGATTTCATTTGTTGGTTTTCTGCCAAACAAACGAACAGCTTGGGCGTTCATAGAAGCATACTCAGCCTTAGTAAAAATACCTTTAGCGTTCCTGATGTCAAACGGGTTTAGCAGATCACGAGGCTCTTCTACCTTTTCAGCCTCAATCATGTGCGGTTCTAACGTGTACTGAGAAACCCAAGAACGACCTAACTTAATTTTTCCAATTTTTAGTTTCTTCTTGTAGCTCATTTTTGTGCAACAAGCTGCAATGGATAGTCTGGGTATGCCAGTTAAGTCTTCCAGTTGATAGGAAGTAAGTGGGCCGTTTTGCAATGCTCTGATAACGGATTCTTGGGTCATTTGTAAAGGTTCTCCAGGTTGATTTTGCGGTTCAGGTGTAGTTCTAGTGTTCTGCCAATTAAAGCGGTCAAAGTAGCCTCTGTATCCTCTGGTTGGTTGGTGTAAGCGTCAGCCATTGTCTCTGCATAAGCAAGCAAGGTTTCAGCACATTGGAGTTCAATTTTTTCGATGTTCATAAGAGGGAAGAGAAGGGGAAGGAAGGGCAGAGGGCTATTTACTAATAGGACAAGTCTTTTTAGATTAGCATAGAAAAAAGTTGCGTAAATTAGGGAAAACCCCTATGTAAATTCAGGAATGTATGTGGCACATTATCGATGTGGGCAAACAGTAGTCCACGCTTAACAGGAGTAAATTATGCCAATTCTTAATGGGAAAAAGGTCATTGACCTAGAGATAGATGGAGTAGATAGCAGAGACTTTCCAGACTTCTCTGATGCCTACTTTTCAAGTGGATGCTATGAAGATGGAACACCATTGACAGACGATGAGTTAAACAAGCTCACCGATCTGGCGGGTGATGTTCTATGGACAATGGCTTACGAGAGTTTCCACTGATGAAAACACTATTTGAACAGTATTCTGAACATTTTTCAGACATACACTACTGCCCCTACTGCTTGGCAATCAAAGGGGATAAAATAGTTTGCTGCCAAGAAGCAGACTTTATCAAGTTCAAGGATTTATATCCTGAACAACAAAAAGAGATTATTCAACAAGAGTTAGATGAAAATCAAAGGAGTTAATCATGGGTGTACATAAAAAGTTAATGGATGCAAGGATTCTCTTGCAACAAGCACCACTAAAGAAGTCAGGCCACAACAAGTTTGCAGGGTATTCATACTTCGAGCTTGGTGACTTTTTACCAACAATCAATCAAATCTTTGCCAAAGTAGGTCTGTGCGGTGTTGTCTCGTTCGATAAAGAACTGGCAACCCTGACCATTACCGATACAGAAGACAGTACAGAGATTAAGCTGACAAGCCCTATGGCAGAAGCCAATCTAAAGGGATGCCATCCAATCCAGAATCTTGGTGCGGTAGAAACTTATACAAGGCGCTATCTGTGGGTTTCAGCAATGGAGATCGTAGAACATGATGCCCTAGACTCTTCTGCGCCTTTGAAGGAGGATAAGGTCATCATTAGCCCTACTCAGGGCGCACAAGATAATATTCCTCCAGAGGAATTACAGTACTTGCAAGAATTGGCAATGGAATTGATTGCCATTTGTGAGCAAGGTGATCCAAGGGCAGCTTGGGTTAAGTTAGAGGGAGAGAACCTAGACGATCAACAAAAGATTGCTCTGTGGACACTCCTACCTAGTAAAGTAAGAAGTGCGTTAAAGAAAG